GTTCACGCAGTGCAAGCGGGCCGTTTCGCCGAAGATCTGTGTCGTTTTATTGACACTGACGATTGGCGGGCTTTGCTTGATTACCGAATCTCCTACGAGCGTTCAGATTCTGTCACTGCTCTTATCCATGCTCGGCAAGCTTTAGCGTTTTTCCAAAAGCTAGAGCCGCTGAAAGTGGAGGGAGTGGAGTCGAAAACCTTGAATGCTTTTCGGAAGTTCGCGCGTACTGAAGTCACCTGCAAGAAAGTGAATGAACGTTTCTGTAGATATAAGCTAGGCACTCCTATGGAGTACCCTTACGACCTCATTTTGACGGACGCAAGAAGAAAAATAGCTCAGATCCTCGGGAACGCCCCACCACTTGACAAGCTGGATTTTGGCTTCGGGCCCGGCGCAACTGTATTAACAAAGAAAAAGGAGGCCTTGCATAGATTCAAGCTCGGATCTCCTCCCGCATGTAGTAAAGAACTCGCACCTTTTGTTGACAGATTATTGTCACAGGTGCCCCCGTATACTCTCTTGCACGCGACGGAAGTCGGTTTAGACTTTGCCGATGTTGACGTGCAGGTAGTTCCGGGGCGATTAGAGTTCGTCTTCAAAAACGCTGAAGAATATAGGACGATCGATGTTCAACCACCTCTGAATGTACTTTTTCAGCAAGGAGTTGGCAAAGCCGTCCGCAAGCGTTTACGTAGGGCAGGGATTGATCTTAGCGACCAGAGCCGTAACAAAGGCCTTGCGAAGCTGGGTAGCATGACTGATCATCTTGCTACTGTAGATTTTTCCTCTGCGAGCGACACCATTGCAACACAAATGGTTGCGTTCCTCCTACCCGAAGATTGGTTTGTCCTCCTCAGTCTTGGACGGACATCCACCACGAGCTTCGAAGGGTTGCTAATACACATGGAGAAGTTTTCAACCATGGGTACAAGCTTTACCTTCGAGCTAGAGAGCCTTATTTTCTATGCTCTCGCGTGGTCCGTATTACGGTATCTCGCTCTCCCTAACAGGGATCTTAGCATCTACGGGGATGATTTAATCATCCCTTCGGAAGCTTACCCGTTAGCTGAATTGGTCTTCGCATTTTGCGGCTTCACGATTAATTCGAAAAAGTCGTTTGTGCGGGGCCCGTTCAGAGAGAGTTGCGGTGGAGACTACTTTGAAGGTATCGATATCAGGCC